GGGACTTTTAATTCTGTTGCTAATATTTCGGCAAGAAATGAAAAGAAAAAGAAACTAAATCCTGATGGTAAAGCTTATGTCTATATGCACGGGGGAGTTCATTCCCCCGATGCTCGTTCTAAAAAAAGGTATAATGTAGGTGGTAGCAACTGGATACAAAAAGCTAATTTAAAAAAAGGAGCTTTCACCAAACAAGCCAAAAATGCTGATATGAGTGTTCAAGGTCTTGCTAATAAAGTGGCAAAAAATCCTGGGGATTATAGTCCTACAACGGTTAAACGCGCACAATTAGCAAAAACTTTTAAAAAGATGGCGAAAGGATAGTGAAATGGCTACTTCAGAAACAGTAGATTTTAATTTAAGTATGTCGGAGATTATTGAAGAAGCTTATGAACGGTGCGGTTTAGAGTTACGTACTGGGTACGATTCTAAAACAGCACGGCGTTCTTTAAATCTTTTATTTTCTGAATGGGCTAACCGAGGATTAAATCTTTGGGTAATTGAAGAAGTTACGCAAAACATGGCACAACTTTCTACGACTTCCGCTATTACCGATTATCCTTTAGGAACAATTACTTTAACAGTAGCGGCTTCAGGCGGTTTTTCTATAGGAGAAACTATTACAGGAAGCGTTAGCGGAACTACAGCAAAAGTTATTACTAAACCTACAGCTACTACTATGACTTTAACCGTTCCTGTAGGAACATTTGTTGTTACTCCTGCAGCGGATAATGTTACAGGAAGCACAAGTGGAGCCGTAACTAGCGTTACAGCAGTTCCTAGTCTGAGCGATACACAAGCTACGGTAGATATTTTAGAAGCTGTTATTCGAAGAGACGGTTCTGATATAGCAATAGGAAGAATAAGTCGAGGTGATTATCTTGCTATTCCAGATAAAACATCGCAAGGAAGACCTACTCAGTTTTATATTGACAGGTTAATAACTCCTACTATCACAGTTTGGCCTGCTCCTACTAATTCAACAGATCAATTAATTTATTATCGTGTAAAACGTATTCAAGATGTTGGTACCGCTCAAAACAATCCCGATGTTCCTTTTCGTTTTTTACCGTGTTTAGTTGCTGGTTTATCCTATTATTTAGCTGTTAAACGGTCTCCTCAAAGAATAGGAATGCTAAAACAAATGTATGATGAAGAATGGCAAAGAGCGGCATCGGAAGATAGCGAAAGAGTAGCTTTACGTTTAGTACCAACCCAACAATCATTAAGGATATAATATGGCTCGTTTTGCTAGTACTAAATATGCTAAAGGGATTTCAGATAGATCAGGCAGAGCATATTCTCTTAACGTGATGATTTTAGAGTGGAACGGTTTACTTGTAGGACCAGACGAATTTGAAGCTAAACAGCCACAGCTTACACCTCCTCGCATACAGCCAGATCCACAAGCATTGCGAATTAGCCGTCCTGCTCGTACGGAACCCCCTGTAGAAGTATTATTGCAGCATAATCCTTTTAAATCTGGGACCGCATCTTCTACAACTATTACTATTACACAACCAGGTCATGGATATACAACCGGAGACATAGCATGTTTTCGAAACGTTTTGCCTTTTGATGGCTTCACCTCTAGTATGTTACAAACAGCAGCAGGATTTGCTGTAACCGTAGTAACGTCTAGTTCGTACACTATAACGGCCACAGGAGGAGAAACAGCAACAACAGGAAATACAACAGGTGGCGGAGGCGATGCTTCGGCAGGTCCTGTCACAGTGGAGGCATAATGGCATTTACATACACAACATTAAAAACAGCAATTCAAGATTATACACAAAATGAAGAGGCAACTTTTGTAAGCCAACTTAATACATTTATTATTAACTCAGAGGAACGGATTTTAAAAGAAGTACAATTATCTGTTTTTAGAAAAAACTCCGAAGGTTCTACCAGTGCAGGCAATCAGTTTTTGTCTAAGCCAACCGATTTCTTAGCTCCGTATTCTTTAAGTGTAAAAAACGGCGTGAACGTAGAGTTTCTGCTTTATAAACAAGTAACGTTTTTACAAGATTATAACCCAGATAGCACAAGCACAGGAATGCCATCGTATTACGCTGACTGGAATGATACTACTTTTTTATTATCTCCACCTCCTACCGGATCTTATGATGTCCAGCTTCATTACTTTTACCGTCCTAAATCTATAACTGCGGAAGCGAGTGGAGAAAGCTGGTTGGGCACTAATGCTTCTTTAGCTTTATTATATGGTTCTTTGGTAGAGGCTTATACATTTATGAAAGGGGAAGATAACTTATTAAAACTTTATAATGATCGTTATATGGAATCTATTAACTGGCTTAAAAACCTTGGCGAAGGAGAGAATACTAGAGACTCTTATCGTTATGATGATCTAAGAAGGGATGTTCAATAATGTTTCAAGCTAATGGAAGTGGTTCTGTAGGAGGCGTCACGGTTATGACTTCAAACAATGGAGGACATAGTCCAGAACAAATAGCGGAATTAGCTTTAAATAAAATAATGATCGTTAGCGAGACAGCTCCTCCTGTCATACGGGATCAAGCTATCGCTCATAGAGAAAAGTTGAGAGAAATTCTTATTTACTATATGAATAAGATGGCGCAAAGTGAAAGAACCACTCTTTGGGCGGAGTTTAACAAGCAAGGTCATGGAGATATGGCCGATATAATAAGGAGATTATAACATGGCTATAGCACAAGCAATGACCGGTAGTTATAAACAAGAAATAACAGCTGGAATACATTTTTGGACAAGTCATTCGCGCACAGGATCTAGTGTAATTGCTACAGATGTTTTTTATATTGCGATGTTTACTTCTAGTAGAACCGATGCTAACCAAGATTTAACAGGTTATACAGCTACTAATGAAGTAACAGACAGTCTGGGAGTATATGTCGCGGGTGGAAAAACTTTAGGAGCAGCTACTTTAGGATTAGCGGATAACTCAGGAGGCACCGCAACTGCGTTTTTAGATTTTGCAGACACTACTTGGGCGTCTTCTACTATAAGTAACGCGAGAGTGGCTTTAATCTATAACTATACGTTAAGCACAGCAGGAACAGGTGGCACAACTACTCATGCCGCTAAACCTTCCGTTTGCGTTTTAGATTTCGGAGGAAATAAATCTTCTAGTGCTGGCGACTTTACTATTCAGTATCCAGCTAATGACGCGAATAATGCAGTTATAAGAATCTCGTAAATGTCCACTACCTATTCAGGATGGGGTAGGTATACGTGGGGGAGCGCAGCGTGGGGCGAGCCCACAACGGTTGAACTCGTCTCCGTCACAGGAGTAAGTGCGACACACGCTATTGGAAGTTTCACAGCCACAGGCGATAAAACTATTACCGTATCCGTCACAGGAGTAAGTGCCGATGCTTTTCCTACAGGGGGTTGGGGCCGTTCTACTTGGGGTTCTGCCGGATGGGGAGTTCCTGTAGGAGTAACCGTTATTGAAGGGACAGGAACCTCTGTAAGCGCAACTGCCTTACTTATGACCAGTTATATATCTAATGTAACTACTATTGAGGGTGGAGGTATTAGTGTAGGAATTAGTTCTGGGGTTGAAGCTGTTAGCACAATAGGAACTGCTGTTGTTAAACAAGAAGTAGTATTTGCGACAGGAGTAAGCGCAACCTTTACTCTAGAAAGTGTTGCTGTAGGATTAGGCTTTGGGGTTACAGGAGTCAGTGCCTCATCTAGTATAGGCACAGTAAGTATTACCGCAGGCACAGGAGTTACAGTAACGACCACATCTGTTAGTGCAACATCTACGGTAAATAATGTCACAATTATAGAAGGAGCAGGGGTTAGTACTACGGTATCTGGTGTTCTTACAACATCCCATATTGGTACTGTTAATGTTCCTAGTGTAATAATACAAGTAACAGGAGTAAGCGCACAAGGATTAGTTAGTACGCCAATGGTTTGGTCGGAAATAATTCCAGGGCAAACTGCGGGTTGGCTAGAAATAAGCACTACGCAATCTCCAGGGTGGACAGAAATCGCAGCATAGGAGAATAAAATGGCTTCATCATTTACAACAAATTATGGTATCGAAAAAATCACCACAGGCGAACAATCAGGTACCTGGGGAACAACAACAAATTATAATGTAGATATATTAGATAGAATTGCTTCCTATACGGCGGTAGCATTATCTGATGCTTCTACAGCTACATTAACAGTTAGAGCAGCATCGCCTACAGATGGTTCTGATAATGTTCAAAACGGTATGTATCGTGTAATTAAGTTTACCGGTACTTTAAGCCAACATTGTACGATTACTATAGCACCAGCTACAACTACAGCTTTCTTTATGATACAAAATGCTACTACAGGTGGCTATAATATTCTTATGTCTCAAGGTAGTGGCGCAGCAAAAGTAACAATAGCGAGCACAAAAGCCAACATTGTCTATTGTGATGGTAGTGATGAGGTAATTTCTATCTCTGACAAGCTAGATATGGAAACTTTTGATAATATTTCCATTTCTGGCAACACTATTTCTAGTACAAACACTGATGGCGACATTAATATAGTTCCAAACGGTACAGGAAATATTCAATTAGAATCAGACCTTATTTATTTAGGGGATGGCTCCGAAGATGGGGTTGTATCATCTCTTGGTGCTTATGATTTACTATTAGAGACAAATTCAGGCACAAATTCCGGTAAAATTAGAATAATAGATGGTGTAGACGGTACTATTCAAGTTGAACCAAACGGAGCAGGAGAAGTTTCAATAGGAAACGGTGCTGCTTCCGGAAAAGTAACCTCTAAAGGCGCTTATGACTTACTTTTACAAACAAATTCAGGCACAAATTCCGGTACTATAGTTATTACCGATGCAGCGAATGGAGCTATCACAGTTGCTCCTAATGGAACAGGAGAAGTTGTAGTGGGAAGTGGCGCAGCTTCCGGAAAAATATCTTCTAATGGAGCTTTTGACCTTGAATTAGATACTAATGGAGGCACAAATTCCGGTTCTATCGTTATTACGGACGCAGCAAATGGCGATATTACAATAGCTACAAATGGTACCGGGGCAATTGCGTTATCTGATGATGTTGTAAAAAACGCTCAAATGAAAGATTATGCCGAAACGGTTTATGCTAACGGTTCTAAAACAGCAGCTTTTGATTTAGATTTAGAAAGTGGTAATGTTCAGTCTTTTACGGTAGGTAGTGGTACATTTAATGTAGG